CAGAGAGTGTCTGAAGCCATAGACAGGTCGATAGTTGCAAAACTACCGTCTAACGAGCCAATTCTGGCAAGTTCCTGATTCTTCTTCTGACTGTGAAGATCAACACCCCACCTAAGTAGCTTATGCTTTATGATCTTATCGATCGAAAGCTGCCACGGAAGTGAATGTGTTGGTTCTTTCGCAATCGTACGAAAGGTCTTCCAGTTCTTCGGCACCATAACAATAGAGTTTTGCTCTGTTTTATGGAACTTCCAACTACTGGCGGTTATTCCGAATTTCCGGAATAACGCAGTGATGTACGGTCGTGCTTTAGAAGGGGCCCTTATCTGTCCTGTAACTTTAAGGAAAGGATAAGAGCGCTTTCTAGTACGGTCCTCGGTAGCTCCTGGTGTTAGAGATATATTACGAGCTAGCTCGTTATATATTTCTGGATTTACGTCGCCGAGCAACTTCCTGATATAGTGTTCCATATCAAGAAGGTCATTTCGAAGTTCCTCAGGGATTCGTTCCTGATGAAAATAGAAATGAAGCAATCTTTTATTGCTTATTCGACAAATCTTCTCTGCCTTTTCGAAAGCTGCGAATGCAACTTCTTCAGCATTCTCGCTGACAAATGCGCTATTCTTCTTGAAAATAGCTGCAATTTGTCTAAAGGTTTGAAGAACGTAAAACTCTTGATCTTGATACTCTTGATCAAGGATAACGCCAAGTTCACAAATCGATGGTAGATTACGTGAACGCAACAATCCAAGAACGCTCTTCAGCGCTTCTGGATAGTCTTGGAGCAGTGTTTCAGCTAGCTTCCGGGCAATGGTCCAGGGACATATTGCAGCATCTCGCTGCAGCCTAGATGAAGTGGCCATTTTGGTCTCCTTCCTATTTCTTGAATCGACTTCAGGTTAGAATAGCCCCACCCAACTTAGCAAAGCTAAGGTGGTAGTGAGGACGACGCTAACCACGAGCGGGTCTTTACCTTTCCGTTTAACAAATAAACGGAGAGCTACGATCACTGCAGGTAATCCTGCGATGAGACCATAGCAGTAAATTCATCACTCGCAACGAAGTCACGGAAATCCGCCAAGGCGGCGGTGATATCCGCAGAAATAGCGTTTGCCGGATAACGGCAGCTAGCAAGAAAGACAACCTTGGATGCCAACAAATCACCATTGGCATCTTCGGTACCGAATACCACCTGGATTTCCGA